GTTCCGCTATGACGGCGCACGTTGGGTTAAAGTACAAGACGATATTAGAATGTCACTAAGTAATACACTTGAGAGACAAACACAGAAGTCTAGCTTTATTAACAATACTAAAACTAGTACCATCGATGGCGAAACAGTCACTGAAAGACAAAGTCTTTCTAAAGCACTTAAACCAAGAGCGGATAATACATAATGCAACATTTTTATGATGGACAAGTAAGAAGATACCTTACGCAGATGATGCGTATTTTAGCAAACTTTCCTGTACAAGACGGAAAAGGTGTGCGGAAAGAAGTGCCTGTTACTTATGGTGATTTAACTCGCCAAGTAGCAAACATTATTAGAGACAACTCAGAAAACAAGTTGCCTAGTGCGCCTCGTATTGCTGTTTACTTAACGGGATTAGAGTTAGACAAGGATCGACTAACTGATTCAACATACACACGTAAAACTAATATTAGAGAACGTGCATATGATACGGATGCAGGAGAGTATTTAAATTCACAAGGCAAGAACTATACAGTTGAACGGTTAATTCCTACTCCGTATATGATGCGATTAAATGCAGACATATGGACATCAAACACTGATCAGAAATTACAGTTGTTAGAGCAAATACTTGTATTGTTTAATCCAAGTTTGGAAATGCAAACTACTGATAACTTTATCGACTGGACTAGTATTAGTGTTGTTAATTTAGAAAACGTACAATGGTCAAATAGAAGTGTACCTGTTGGTATAGACAGTGAAATAGATATTTGTACTATGACATTTAGTATTCCTATCTATATCAGTCCACCAACTAAAGTGCGCAAAATGGGCGTTATTACTAATATCATTACAAGTATGTTTGATGAACAATTAGGCACTATTGAAGATGGTGTAAGTAAGCCTGTACTAAATGCGTATGATGATGTTCCAAGAGCAGGAGTTACCGAAGGTGAGTTTGGCAGAGTAGCACAATCTGATACAGCAACACAAATGGCTAATGTTAATTACGCTACATGGGGTGCATTTGTTGACGGTAACTCTGTACAGTTGTTCTCAAATGGCATAGTTGGTACTAAGAACTGGAGAGAGATCTTTGAAGCATTGCCAGGTATGTATGCTGCTGACGTAAGTCGTGTATACTTTACTAACCAAGATAACGCAAGTACAATTACTGGCACATTTACACTAAGTCCGTTTGACGAAGGTAAGATACTTATTAATTGGGATACTGATAGTTTTCCAAGTGATACTGTAATAGCAGCTCGAACAAGTATTGATTATATCATCGATCCAACTAACTACAATCCTAGTTCTATTAAAGCAGCTGGTGTAAGGTTGTTGTTGTTAAATGATGTCGGCGATGCTACTGCTACGCAATCACCAGTTGCGTGGCAAAACACAGATACAAGTGCATTAGTTGCAAGTGCAAACGATATTATTGAATGGAACGGTACTAAGTGGAATATTGTGTTCGACGCAAGTGCTGCAACAGAAGTTACATACACTACTAATTTAAATACAAGTGTGCAATACAGATTTAACAATAACGAATGGTTATTAAGTATTGACGGCGATTATCCAGTTGGCACATGGAGAGTTGAACTAGCAGGCTAATTATATGTATGAACGATATGATTACTTGCAGTGGAGCACTGTTTTACACCTTAGATACAAATAGATTTTTATTCCTTCACAGAGCGCAAGGTAAGCGTAATAATCTGTGGGGTCTTGTCGGCGGCACTAACGAAGGTGCAGAGACACCATTTGAAGGGTTAAAAAGAGAAATTGAGGAAGAAATTGGATTTCTGCCTGCGATTAAGAAGACACTTCCTTTAGAAAGCTTTATTTCTCCTGATAGTAGATTCTACTTCCACACATACCTTTGTGTTATCGAAGAAGAATTTGTTCCTAAGCTTAATATCGAGCATGACGGGTATGCTTGGTGCAGCTTTAACAAATGGCCCAAGCCATTACATCACGGACTACGCAACACACTCCAAAGTAAAGTTAACCTAACTAAGTTAGAAACTGTTTTTAAAACAATCAATTTACTTGACAAATAACCTAAAAGATAGTATAATAACACTATGAAAGTATTAGTTATCGGCGATGTAATAATCGACAAATATATCTATGGCACTTCAGAACGTTTAAGTCCTGAGGCTCCTGTGCCTGTGGTTAAACACTTACACGAAGTTGAAACACTTGGTGGCGCAGGACTTGTTTATGAAAACTTAAAAAGTTTAGGTGTTGATGTAACACTGATGGAATCTGATCATGGATACAGAAGTGTTAAGACCCGAGTCATTTGTGATGGACATTATGTTACACGCATTGACGATGACAAACGTGCAAGCGGTAACGCAGTATTAGCTGATGTATTATCTAATGACTTTTCGCAATACGAATATGTAATACTCAGTGATTATGACAAAGGTGTATTAGATAATGCAAAAGAAATTATTGCACACATTAATACATTTGGGTGTAAAGTACTTGTAGATCCAAAGAGACCTGCTAGTTACTACGAAGGTGCTTGGCTTATTAAACCTAATATGCTTGAAGAATCACAGTACGGATTTGGGCAACATCATTGGAACTGGATTATAACAGATGCTAAAGGACCAGTACAAGCACGTATTAATAAAGTTATGTACACAGTTGAACCTGAGCAAGTTGAGGTTAGTGACGTTACAGGTGCAGGAGATTGTTTCCTAGCCGCATTTGTATATGGATTAATAAAGGGCTACGATCACAAACGCTGTTTAGAGCTTGCTGTCAAAGGTGCTACTGAAGCAGTTAAACACGTAGGCACACACACGCTCACTGTAAGCGATATAGAAGAACGCATAGTGTTTACTAATGGATGCTTTGATATACTACACACGGGTCACTTTGAGCTACTAGCCGAAGCAAAATCACTGGGTGGAAAACTAATAGTAGGTATAAATTCAGATGAAAGTGTCAGACGGTTTAAAGGTCCTAAGCGTCCTATCAATAATGTAAACAACCGTAAAAAGCAATTAGAATTATTACCGTGGGTAGACGAAGTAATTGTGTTTGACGAAGACACCCCGTACAGATTAATTAAAGAGGTAGTTCCGCACGTTATTGTAAAAGGCGGTGATTACACAGTAGAACAAGTAGTAGGACATGATTTAGCTGATGTGCATCTTGTACTTACAGTTGAAGGTTATTCAACTACAAATATTATAGAGGCAAGTAAATGACTAAAAAGATTATCATCGACAATGTATTACATCCTGATATATTTAAAAAAATACAGGATTATATGTTAAGTACAGACTATAGATGGTATTTTAGTGATGGCGTTGTTAACTCAGAAGACACTGAAAACTTTCAATTTATACATCAAATACACCAAGGTCCCTTTATAGATGCTCCAGATGATTATCAGCTTGTTTATCCGTTATTAGAAATTATACAACCACAAGCAATACTAAAAATTAAAGCTAACTTGTTAACACAAACTCCAGAAAATTTAGTTCATGGATTACATACTGATGTTATTGTGCCAGGTGCATTAACTGCTGTTTTTTATTTAAACACTAATAATGGTTATACTTTGTTTGATGATGGCGACAAAGTTGAAAGTATTGAAAATAGACTAGTTATTTTTCCTGCAAATATTCCACATAGTGGCGCTAGTTGTACAGACGAGCAACGTAGAGTTGTAATTAATCTAAATTATTTTCCGTGGCGCGATGATAAACACTGGCATGCATTAATGGACGAGCAGGATATTACATATAGAAATCATTGGGAGAGAAGAATGTCTGAAGTTAACAAGTTGTCTTACGATAAGGACGGAGTTCCAGTTAAATGAGAATATTAGTTACAGGAAACAAAGGATTTATTGGTAAAAATATTGCAAGCTATTTGCAACAGCAAGGCCATGAAGTTGAAGGATGGGAATGGCAACCTGGCATATTGCCTAGTACAGAAGATTATGATTGGTGTATACACTTAGGTGCTATTAGCTCAACTACATATACTGATGTAAATCAAATACTAGAACAAAATTTTGAGTTTACTTTAAAACTTGCACAAGTATGCGAAAACTTTGGTACTAATTTACAATATGCATCTAGTGCAAGTGTTTACGGGCCAACTACACATTTTACTGAAGATGGCCCATTGTTGCCGCAGAGTCCGTATGCATGGTCAAAGTATTTGTTTGATAGATTTTTAAATCAATACATAGATGAATTTGATATTAAAATACAAGGCTTCCGTTACTTTAATGTTTACGGAGAAGGTGAAGAAGACAAAGGCGCACAAGCAAGTCCGTACACTAAGTTTACAGACCAAGCAAAAGAAAATGGCGTAATTAAAGTGTTTGAAGATAGCAATAATTATCTTAGAGACTTTGTATGTGTAGATGATATATGCAGGCTACACGAAAAAATGTTTGATGTAGATCAATCAGGTATATTCAATGTCGGCACAGGCATGCCTAAAAGCTTTGAAACTGTAGCGCAAACTATTGCTAACAAGCACGGAGCGTCTATAGAATATATTCCAATTCCAGAAAACATAAAGTCACAGTACCAAAAGTACACTTGCGCAAACTTAACTAATTTAAATAGTGTAGTAGACATGCAGTGGACTAACATAGAGGATTATATTAATGGAAAATAACGAACCAACTAGACTTAACGGAGTTGTTCCTAAAGGATGGGGCTACGAATTAATTTGGGCATCTACTGACAAGTACTGCGGAAAAATTATGTTCTTTGAAAAAGCAAATGCTAAATTTAGTATGCACTTTCATAAAGAAAAAGACGAGACTTGGTTTGTAAATAGTGGTCTATTTAAAGTGCGCTGGATCGATACTTCTAATGCAGCATTATATGAAAAGAATCTAAAAGAAGGTGATGTATGGCATAATCCTCCATTACAACCTCATCAATTAATCTGCTTGCAAGAAGGTTCTAGTATCACCGAAGTTAGTACTGCTGACAGTGTAGAGGATAATTATCGGGTTGCGCCAGGCGATAGTCAAAAGACTCAATACGAACCTAATCTAAATCCGGAAGATCAAGATGGTTGATATTTATTGGGGTGAAGATTTAATGTCATCCGAGGGTTACATTGCTCCCAAATGTGTAATCGGACTTGACCGTGACGGAGTTATTAATGTTGATCGAGGTACGTATACTTATAAGGGTACTGATTTTGAGCCTATCGAAGGTAGCTTAGATGCAGTTGCTAGGCTTCGTAAACACGGGCATAAAATTGCAATTATAACAAATCAAGGCGGCATCGAACACGGCTTGTTTACTGAAGATGACGTTGATGCATTGCATCATTATATGTTACAATTATTAGGCGAAGCAGGATGTCCTAGTATTGATGCTATTTACTATAGTTCAAGTAGTCATAAAACTGATATGTATGCTAAACCTAATTTAGGCATGTTTAAGAGATGCCAAAAGGAACATCAGCATATTAAGTTTAATAAAGGGTATTATGTAGGCGATAAACTAAGTGATTTAAAAGCTGCACATAAAATAGGCGCAAGGCCAATACTAGTTCGTACTGGACATGGGCTAGAAACTGAACAACAATTAAACAAATTTACCTACCGCGACATAAAGAAAAAGACCATCGTATTTGATGATCTTAGTTCTTTTGCAGATTGGATAGAAGCGCATTAAGCCTGCGCTTCACCCCATTTTAGAATGATGTTAGAATCAACATCAGCACCACTAATCTTATAAACGTTAATAGCTAACACGTCTGGACCATTTGGGAATGTTCCTCTGCCGCCTAGTGGCGTGTTAGTAAGTTCTTTCAATTGTGATAAGTCTAGTGTAGAACGTTCACCTGGGTTAGCAATGAATGAGAACACAGTTTCGCCTGGCTGTGCAAACGGAGGTTCTACAAACGTAAATTGTATAGTGCCACTACCGGCTGCTAAAGTACCAGTAAACGTATTGTTAAACGATACTTTATAATAAGGTGTGTTGCCAAACTCTTCTGGTGTTACATCCGATACCTGCGTACCAGCTGGGAATGTAACACTGCCACCAGTAACGTCAGTTCCTGCTACTGCGCCTGATGCTAAGAAACTATTGTAGTCAAGGTATGCAAAACTAGTATTAACTAATGCTGTTTGTTTCTGTAGCGTAACTGTGCCGCTGACTGTGCCGCTAAAGTTGTTTTCAACTCTAATTCTATAATACCTATTAGTATCGCTGCCGCTGCCCCATGGTCCTCGTACTTCAATTATTCGTTTTGGTGTGGAGAAGCTTGAATTAGCACTACCTGATGTTCCTGATACATAGTCATTTACGGTTGCGCCACTAGCTTCCCATCCGCCTTTTTGAATGTACATGTATGGCCTATTTGTTTGATTATATCTAATAGCAGCAGTTGTTTCTATATTTGCACTTGCATCTGCTGAAACATTCACAGCACTTGCGCCTGTGCTCCATTCTGTACCACCGCCTGGAGCAATTTGTGCGAAGCTAGGTTGTCCACCTTGTGCAACACCACTTAGTTCCTGCCAACTTACACTGCCTGGATCAAGTGGATAGTTTTGTGGATTAAGTACACCCTGAACAACAATACCACCTGTACTAGTTTCTGAAGTAATTTCAAGTCCTTGTAGTAGCAACTGTGCTCTGTTTAGTAGCTCTCTTTCACCTAGATCACCAACAATAGCGTTAGATACACTTGGTGCTAGTCTAATCATAAATGCTGTTGATTTTGTTGTGCTGATTGCAATATTTGTTTCAGCATATGAGAAAATATAACCTCTATCTTCATCAAATCCACCATCTGTAATAAACGCACTACCCCAGTGACTAATTAACGGAGTAATTGTTTGTGATATTAATACTACTCCGGTGCCTGTACTGTGTGTTGCTGCTGCACCTGCTGTGTAACTTCTTACAGATCCGCCTTGGAAGTTTGTAAATGTTGCACCTCTTGTACATCCTGTTAGTGTATTGTCTGTTCTTCCTGTAAACTGGATGATTTCGTTATCAATATAAACTGTTCCGTATTGTGGGAAAAACTTACCTTCGTCTTCTTCTAGCAATAAAGTATTTTGGCTTATTGTTACGTCTGCTGCAAGACGTCCATTTGGACCTTCGTTAGTAACTTCATAACGCACAGGCAAGTTACCTGAACGCATAAATGCTTCTGTGTTTACGTTTGAGTTACGCATTCTGTGCGCAAATACAAAGTTACCATCTGATCCACGTAGCATGAAGTCAATAAAACCAGCACCATACCAACTGTACTGAATACCAATCATTTGCATTTTAGCAATATCAATATCGTACCCACTTGGGCCAGTTCCGTCTAGTCTGTCTAAGTTAAAGTCTGCTTGTTTAGTACGCTTGTCAAATACTATCATTGCTTTAGCACCAGTAACGTTTGTTACACCTCTAAAGTCTGGAGTAACAGTCATATTAGTTTGGTCAACAACGTGACTTACAACGTGCGTCATGCCTCTAATAACAATTCTGTCGCCTGCTTTAAGCTGGTCTCTAAATCTAGTGTTAGTGCCTACTACTGAGTTTTTGTCAACGTCAATAGCAATAGTACCTGCTACTTGATATGTGCCAGTACGCTGTACTACGTTAATTTGTGTTCCGTCGAACTCCCAGAAGATACCGTTTTGATCATCAAAGATACCAGATCGTACTGTAGCGCCGTGCCAAGCTACAACACTCATTTGTGCGCCAAAGCCCAGTACAGCATTAGTTGCGCCTAATCGACGTAGTGCTAGTACTTTAAATGTTCTTTCGTCTACAACTTCTGTAACTGTATAATCAAACTTAGGAGGAACAGCAGTTTCATTACCACTGTTAAAGCCAGGAGTTTTTACGCCAAGTAATCTAATTACTCCGCCTACTTGACACCCGTGATCATTATCGTCTGTTACAATTGTAATTTCTGATCCAACTTCAATCCCGTCTGCTGTTACACTGCGTATATCGTAACTTGGAGCAAACAATGCACCAGTTGTATACATAATACCCTTACCTGATTGATAACGAATATACTTTTTACTTTGACGAATTGCTTGCGCACCATGTTGTGGTCCGCCTGTACCTAACTGTACACCACCGTCAAATGGTCTGTGTATAAAGAAACTATCCGGTCTCGGAAATACTGATCCTAATATCGGATCGTTACCGCTATCAATATTAATAGAACCGATTGTTCTAGCTTGGAATCGTAATCCAAGTACAGTTGGTATTTCTGTAGCAATATAAGAACCTGCTGCTAAGTTATGATTGTTTGTACCGTTGTCAGAGGCAATACTAGTAATAAATGTATCACCTGGTACTAGTCCGTGTGCTGTTTCAAAATCTGCTTGTAGTGTAGCAATCGCACTAAATGTAATTGGTAGGTCTTTTTCTATAGTAGCCGAGGTAACATCCGACATTGTAACTGTTGATATTAAGTTAATTTCAGGGCCAGCGGCTGCTTCTATATATGCTACTGAGAATGTTAAAATTCCGCCTACACCATCAACACTATTAATAGTTATAGTAATATCATTTAGTGGTGCTACTCCGTCCATTGAAGCTCCTGGGAGTTCAATTCTGTCACCGACTGCATAATCTGTTCCTGGAGTTACTACAGAAAAGTTTCCATATGTCCCAGTATCTCTAATTAGAGAAAACGCAGCATTTTCTCCATTAGCTACGTTGTTTGCACCGATCACGTCTAAGTATGTTTCTATCGGAGTATGTCCAGTACCTGATGTTGTAATACTATTAATTGTTCCGCCTGTAAGATTAGTTATTGACGCTACTGTAATACTTAAATCGTTAGTTGGGGAAGTTCCGCCAAACAGTGTGCCTGCTACAGTAAGTATCTGGCCTACGTTGTATGATGATCCTGGATTGTTTACCTCAGCATTAAGAGTCCCGTCTATATTTTGACTAACATGGAAGTTGGCTCCGCTTGGGGATCTATTTGTGCCAGCGGCATTTGTAATAGTGTCGCCGTTGAAAGTTGTTCCAGATACTGTAAACACTGTAATTTCGCCGGAGCCGCCAGTATTGTCAATGACAATAGTACAGTCATTTGCAGGAGTTGCTCCGCCTAAAAGATTACCTGCAATTGTAATGCTTTCTGTTGGTAAGTAATTTATGCCATCAGCAGTAAATGTTGCTACGTAGCTAGTTCCAGTTATTTGTATATCCATAACTGCTGCTGTACCTGAAGCAGTTGTAGTAGTGTACGCAGGTGCAACAAAGTCTTTTGTAAGTTGTGGACCATCTCCTTCAAACGTTACTGTTGTCATTGAGCCTGCACCAGTAACGTCAGTAAGACGTACAGTAGCATCGCCGCCGCCTGTGGAAAGTGTAACTATGTCAAACTGCGTATAGCCAGATCCTGGTGCTGCAATAGTTACAGTGTCTATTACTCCAGCAGTAACAGCAATTGTAAATTGCAATCCTGAACCTGTTCCGCCTGTTACGCCAACCGTTGCGCCATCAACATATCCAGTTCCGCCTATTTGCACAGATGAAGTTACTGCTTTACCGCCGATATTGTCTATAGCATCAACGGATATATATAAGTCATTTATCGTACCTGATATAGTTGGCACTAATGCACTTCCAGACACAACAACAACATCGCCTATTTTGTATCCTGCTCCTGAGTTATTAATGCCAACTGAAGTATAAACTCCATCTAAGAATGTAATATCAAATCCGCCGTTGGTTCCGACACCGCCAGCGAATGTTGCTGCTTGGTTTGGTAAATAAATGTCGTTGCTAAAGTGTACTCCTGATATAGATGCAGTAGCAATTGAGTTTGCGCTACCTGTCGAATCAACTGTAATAACTGCATCGTTTGCAGGAGTTGCTCCGCCTAAAAGATTACCTACAATCGTTATCTTATCGCCAACTTCATAATTTATTCCATCATTTTCAATAGCATCGATTACATAAAGTCCGCTAGAATCATCTGCATATGAAATATCAAATTCTGCTAAAGAGCCAATTGGGTTTACTGTGGATGGAAGTAAACTACTATATACTTGTCTATTTCCTGGAATAGTGCTTGTAAAGTTATCATTAAATGTTGCAACATCGCCTGCGACTGACGTAATATATATAGCATATCCATCACCTCGATCAACGGCTAGGTTGTCTACAATGCCTGCCACGCTCTTGAATGTCATTTGATTTTGGCCTGCTGCAATACTGCCAGATGTCTCTGGTGTTATATATGTACCGCCGCCATCGCTTTGGTCAACAATACCAGTTACCTGGGTACCTAAAGGAATACTTGATTGCGATAATGGAGAGCCAATCTCTGGTGCTTGTCCATCGTATGGAATTACGTTTTCGCCTGCTAATACAGCTAATTGCGTAAACATTGTTCCTGAGCTACCGTTACTTGCTATTGTAAAGTCAGGTGAACCAATTGATGCTCCAGTATAAAATCCTGCTTCCCTTAACTGTGTATATCCAGTTGAAAGTAGTTGCCCTACTGCTGTTCCAACTTTTGCTTTAGCAAAGTATTGGAACGTACTTGTACTAGGTACATTTACAATAATAAACGTGCCTTCTGCTCGTGAAGCGCCTGCAATACTATTTTCTAGTGCTTTTAAACTTACAGGAGTACCTGAAGAAAATCCGTGTGCGCCAACTGTTGTAACAGTAA